TTGATGACGGTGATTTGCCACCAACAGGAATGAGTACAGGTGAATATACAGGTACAAAAACATTTCATGCACTTTGGGAGTTCTGTGAAAAATATGTTCCACAAGTACACGGTTGCATATTAAAAAGATCACACGCAAATATATTTGCTCCAAGAGAGCCTGCTTTTTATCACGTAGATGATGAAAGTGATGAAGCATGGACATTTATGTTTTATGCAAATAATAATTGGGACATAAACGATGGTGGCGAAACAAAGTTTATTACTAACTTACAAAATAAAAAAGATGGATATGAAGGTACAGAGTATCCTGAGATAATTGCTATTCCTCCTATTCCAGGTAGAATAATTATATGGAAAAGCAACGTATTACATACTGCAACGCCTATGAGAAACACACATAGGTTTACACCTACGTTTAAGTTTATAAAGTTCTTAAAAGAAAAACATGGTAAAGGTGAAGGCGGTATTGTAATGGGTCAAAAGGAAACTTATCCTTGGCACAAAGAATACGTGCCACCTATGCCTATTACAAGTGAATTACATAACATAGTAAACATAAACGTATATGAAACTAACTTAACTAACGTAGACGACAAGGAAATATTAGATTGTGTAAGCAAGTATGATAACGAAAGGATTGATGATAATCCTGAAGATACACACTATGAAGATTTTAAATTTCCAAACAATCCTTGTTGTATGCACTTCATGAGTGAAATAGAAAAAGCAGTTAAGCAATATACAAATGAAGATTTAGAACTAACTGGAATATGGACACACAAAACAGAACCAAATGGTAGTACTGCCTTTCATAGTCATACTAAAAGTAAATGGTCTTTTGTGTACTATCCAGATCACGAGGAAGGCCAAGGTAACTTGCACTTTACAGTATTTGTAAATGATATGCCTCGTTTTGAAAAAGAGATACAACCTAAAGCAGGTATGCTCTTAATATTCGATTCAAAGATTTCTCATTACACAGGGAAAAATGTAACGAATACTGATAGGTACTCTATTAGTGGTAACTTTAATATTAGGAGTAACAATGATTAAGAAAAAATATTATAGTTGGAAAGACGTAGAAAATATGTGTGGATCTATCGTAAACGATATGTATGCTGATCTATGGAGACCCGACTATATTGTAGGTATTACAAGAGGTGGTAACATACCTGCAACAATTATCAGTAACATGACTGGCATACGTTGTGAAGCAATAAAAGTAAGTTTACGTGATAATGAAACAGGCAAGACTGGTGATAGTGTTGACTGGATGGCCGATGATGCTTATGGCATCTTAGATGGAAAGATACCTACAGGTAGTCCAACTGCTAAAAAGATTTTAATTGTAGATGACATCAACGATACTGGTGCTACATTTAATTGGATTAAAAATGATTGGGAGTCAAGACATAAAGATCCTGACAAGTGGGCTAGGATATGGGGTGGCAATGTTAGATTTGCTACACTTACAGAAAACCTAGCTAGTAACTTTGGATCTGTATCTTACTTCTGTGATGAAGTTAATAAAGCTGAGGAAGATGTTTGGTTAGTTTATCCTTGGGAAAACGTAGGAAGATATGATTAATATTGGTTGGTGTTGGACAGGAAGTATACCAGAGCTATTGGTAGTAGAGCCTGAAAGATTCAAAACACCAAAGATTGTAAACAAAGATTATAATAATAGAGGTGTAATAGATTGCCCTTCTTATCAAGGCTTCTATAGTAACTTATTCCTTTTGAAGTCACCTGTGTCTTTTACTGCTACGCCAAAAGATGGTGCAGTAGAAATTTCAAGTGACGAAGTAGATACACAACAATTACAAAATTTAGTTACACTACATCAGCCAAATGAAATGTATGATACAGGTAAACCTATGTTTCAATTTAATTTAAACTATTTGTTTGTAGCAGATGATCCGTGCTTAATGGAAATACTGCCACCGTTTATGCACATGGATAAATTTCCAGGTGAAGTAATTGGCGGTAGCTATAACATACATAGTTGGATAAGAAGCATTAGTTGGGGATTTGTATTTGCTAATACAAAGAAGAAGCTAGTAATTAAACGTGGTGATCCATTATGCTACGTTAAGTTTACAACACCAAAATTAAATTCATTTGTGCAATTAAAAGAATGTATTCTTACAGATGATATTATAAAAGAATTGGATAGAAAAAGGTTCTTGACACAGTTTAAAAAAGGTGGTATAATAAATTTAATGAGTAGAGCATTAAAATTAAGACCAAAAAAATTAATAAAAATAAAACCTAAGCTATGACCGAAGATAATATTGTAAAATTTCCAGATATAAAAGATAGGGTACATATATTACATTTTAAAGTACCAGCAGTAATTAGTATGCACAAAAAAGCAGATAGCGATATTGCACTAGAGATAAGACGTTTGAACGAACGTGAAGGAATAGGTCAAGCCTGGGTACCTGCAAAGAACATGACAGAAGCTAAAAAGAAGCTACACGATATGATTAAAGTAACGGAGTGGATTGATGATGCGTGAAGACTTAATGGTACAACAACAGGTTGATAACTTATGGCAACACTTTGTAGGTGTTATCTGTTTAAATCAAACAGGTAGAATACAAGTTAAAAGAGTATTACCAGAGTTCTTTGATAAATGGCCTACTCCACAAAAGTATTTAAAAAGCGATAAGAAAACTGTAATAGAAGTAATAAAAAGTTTAGGCTTTTATAATAGACGTGAGAATACTATTAGACAGATGACCAAAGACTTTTTAACGTGGGACGGCGAAGATGCTACAAAGTTATATGGTGTGGGCAAATACGGCTCAGACAGTTATGAATTATTTTATAAAAAACGTATTCCTGAAAACGTAGGGGATCATGAATTACAAAGATATATTAAGGAAGAGTTTCATGGAGTTTAGTCAAGTACCTTGGAAAGATGTGTTAGTAGACACTAGAGAATTTACTGTGTTTAAGGACAAGTATCCTGTAACAGAAGGACACGTTCTTTTTGTGCCTAAGGTAGAAGACTGGGAACACTTGACAGCTTGTTTTACTGCCGCTTACAAATGGGGTTATGATTGGGTTGAACGTGGTTACTGTGATGCTTTTAACATAGGACAGAACGTAGGTAAAGAAGCAGGACAGACTGTGATGTATCCACACGTACATTTGATTCCAAGACGTGTAGGAGATATGGACGATCCCAAAGGTGGTGTGCGAGGAGTGATTCCAGAAAAGCAAAAATATACAGATAAAGATCTAAATACACGTAATGGTATATTTCACACAGAAGAAATCATTGAAGCACAAGAAAGGATTCTTAAAAGAAAATGAGAATTGCGGCATTAGGTTGTAGTCACACTTGCGGATATCATGTTAAGGATATGCCTGAGGATAAGGTGTTAGATATTAACACTTGGCCTTTTAGTGGTAAGTGGCATGACAATAACTGGGCAGAGTTTTACATAAACGATAAGAATGCTGACGGAGTTATATTTGCTAACAGTAGTAATGGTTGGTGGGAATATAGCGAGTGGTTAAGTTTTTTATTTAAGAAGTATGATGACATAAAAGAAGTTGTTGTACAAAATACATATTGGAATCGATTTAGATTAAGTATGATGGACCCACCTGATTACGAAAACATGGTTCCGTTAGATGAATTATATACATTAGAACATACGAAAGGTAATATCGACTTGTGGTTAAAAAGACTACACAACGAACAAAAGAACGTGTTCGATATTCCTTTTCAATGCTACCCACAAGACTATTCAAATAGGTTGCATTTTAACGTAAAGTTTGATCCACGTTTTATGATGGACGAGCCCGACCTTAGGGCAGAGCCATATATGAAAGTTAAAACTTGGATGGAAATTATGTCTCTTAAAGCACAACGGGAGTGGATGAAAGAGATGTATATACTGCAAGAGCTTTGCAGAAACAATGGGGCTGAACTTAAATTATTCAGTCTAAATAAATGGACTTGGATCCCGGACGAAATGTTGATCCCGAAGTTAAGGAATTCGTTTTATAATTTCGACCTAATACAAGTCGCACCCAATCACGTAGAGGAATGGTTCCTACGTGAGAAAAAGATGGATATTACTAAATCAACAATTGATGGTGAACACTTTGGAGAAGACATCCATAAAATTATTGCTTTAGAATATCTTCCACAACAATTTGAAAGGAAACAAAATGTCTAATAGAGCTGAAATGATCAAAGCACTCAAAAGCCATGCACAGGGACACATTGACAAGCATAAGATGAATGTTGAAGTTTACCTAAATAATAGTGTTGGTATTGGTGAACACCCTGACGTACTTGAAGCAATCGAAAAAGAGATTGCCGTAATTGCTACGTACATGGATGAATTGGAAGTATTGAACAGATACTTTCCAGAATAAACTTGACAAAAAACCTAAATAAGTGTATACTGTTTAGAGTAATGGCAATCCACTGCCTTAACATCGGAGAATAAGAATGGACAAAGTAAATGAAATAAAGCAACGCCTAAAAGACGCAGGCGTCAGATACTGGGCTAATGATAATATTAGTGAGGTATTACAGGAAGGTGATAAACAAGCACTTATCGAAGAAGCCATTCCTGCTTTTGAAAATGTGTTACAAAAGTTATTAATTGACACTGAAACTGATCCTAACAGTAAAGATACTGCAAGGCGTATGGCTAAGATGTATATCAATGAGATTATGTCTGGTCGTTATGATGTAATGCCTAACCCTAGTGCATTTCCTAACTACATTGAAGGTGGTTATGAAGGTATGTTGGTTGTGCGAAGCGAACTAACTAGTTTGTGTTCACATCATCATCAGACTGTAAAAGGTGTAGCATACATTGGAATCATTGCTGGTCCTAAATTACTCGGTCTAAGCAAGTATACACGTA